TGGCCTTACGGACGTACAGGTTGAGGGCCAGGAAGAAGCAGAAGATGCTGAGTACACCGACTACGAGGAGCTAGATGGCTGAAGCTACAGATTTGCTTAAGGCGATTGCCGAAGATAAAAAGGTGTCTCCTGAGCAAATAACTCAGGCGGCTGAGTTAATAGCGTTCCACGAGTCAAAGCTGAACCCATCATCTAAGCAGCTCGGGGGTGGCCCAGGAAGAGGACTGTTTCAGTACGAGATAGGTAAGGAGGCTTCAGCATCGGCAGCTCGTAAGAGAGCACAAGCGGCGTTCAAGAGATACAACCTAGAACCTCCTGAGTGGCTGAGTTCTCTGGATAACGACTACGACCCCTCTGAGTTAACAGAGGAGCAGCAGTTCATCCTGTTCCTTGGGGATCACAGAGAGCGTCCAAACTCAGACTTCGCTAAACTAAACGAAATGCCATTAGCAGACTGGTGGGGTAAGTACCATCAGACGCAAGACGATCCAAAGAAAAAAGAAACATTCAACAGGGATATGCAGGCTTATCGTCAGATGCAGGCTAAAGCAAAGCAAGCACAGGAGGCCCGAACATTCCCTGAAGCCTTATAATGCAGAGTAGCTCAATTGGGAGAGCAGCGTGCTGGTAACACGAAGGTTATAGGTTCAAGTCCTATCTCTGCAGCCAACACAAGGATTCAGACAATCTCATGGCAGACCTGAACGTACAACTCTTAGCCTGGCAAAAGCAGCTCTTAGCCTGGCAAAAGCAGGTCTGGAGTAACAACGAGCGTTTCCAAGTTATTGCGGCAGGCCGTCGATGCGGTAAGTCACGGTACGCAGCTTGGAGAATGATCGTAGCGGCACTAGAGGATTCCCCAGGCGAGGTGTGGTACATCGGTCTGACACAAGGGAACGCACGAGACATTATGTGGAAGCTCTTGCATGAGCTTGCTATGCCGGTGATCAAGAGCAGCCATGTTAATAACCTCCAGGTTACTCTTATCAATGGAGCGGTTATATCGCTCAAGGGGTCAGACAGACCGGACACTATGCGGGGATCAAGCCTTAAGCTAGCTGTCCTAGATGAAGCAGCGTTTATGAAACCCTTCGTATGGGAGGAGATTATTCGTCCTGCATTGGCTGACCAAAAGGGTAAGGGTGTCTTTATTGGCACACCAGAGGGCCGGAACTGGTTCTATGACTTGTACGTGTACGCTGACAAAGGTGAAGACCCCGATTGGGGAGCTTATCACTTTACATCGTACGACAACGAGCTTCTTGACGACGTAGAAATCGACAACGCTAAGCGTAGTATGTCTACTATGGCTTTTACTCAGGAGTTCATGGCTTCGTTTAACGCCAAAGAGTCTGAGCTTTTCAAGGAAGACTGGCTTATATTCGACTCTGAAGAGCCTGTAACAGGAGATTACTACATTGCAATCGACCTTGCAGGCTTTCAAGACGCTGGTAAGAAGAAAAACAAGCGTGACGACAACACCGCAATGGCGATTGTGAAGGTAAATGAGGACGGCTGGTGGGTTCGAGAGATCAAAGTAGGGCGTTGGACCTTCGATGAGACCGTCCGGCATATCTTTCATGCCGTAAAGAAGTACAGACCGATCAGTATAGGCATTGAAAAAGGGATTTCTAAGCAAGCCGTGATGTCTCCTCTGCTGGATATGATGAAAAGACACGGATTATTCTTTCGGGTAGAAGACTTAACGCACGGGAACATTAATAAAGTTAATCGAGTAGTGAACTCTCTACAAGGAAGGCTGGAACATGGACGAATAAAGCTAAATGAAGGGTCTTGGAACGTGCAGTTCGTAGATGAACTCTTGCAATTCCCCTCTCCGCTAACACATGACGACATGCCAGACGCTCTGAGCTACATAGACCAGCTAGCGAACGTAGCATATATGTCTTCGTTCATGGAGCAGGACGATTGGGAAGCTCTTGACAGCGTGGCCGGTTACTAGTAACTTGCTGCCATGTATTAAACATAAGGTATCTTAATGGATTTCTACGAAGACAAGCCGTTGGACGGCGAAACCCTGGAGTCATGGGTGCTCGACAAGGTAGAGGCTTGGAGAGATCATTACGAAGCTAACTATCAAGAGCGCTTCGACGAGTACTACCGTCTGTGGAGGGGTATTTGGGCTGCTGAAGACAAAACGAGGCAGTCTGAGCGTTCTAAGATTATCTCCCCAGCGCTGCAGCAGGCTGTTGAGTCGTCTGTAGCAGAGATTGAGGAAGCTACTTTCGGTCGAGGCAGGTTCTTTGACATCAAAGACGACATCGTAGACCAAGACCCTAAAGATGTAGCGTTTCTTCGGGAGAAGCTGCATGAAGATTACGAGCGTACTAAGGTACGTAAGGCAGTGGCAGAGTGCCTTATTAACTCAGCTGTATTCGGAACAGGTATTGCTGAAGTTATTGTAGCAGACGAGAAAACAATGGCTCCTGCTACGCAACCTATGATGAACGGGGACTTTACAGCCGTCGGTGTTAACATCGTAGACCGTGTAGCGGTAAAGCTTAAGCCTGTGCTTCCTCAGAACTTCTTGATCGACCCTGTAGCTACAAGTGTAGAAGACGCTCTTGGTTGCGCCGTTGACGAGTTCGTATCCCGGCATACCGTAGAGCAACTACAGGAGCAGGGTGTCTACCGAGACACCCCTATTGAGGATGCAGCAGACGACTTTGAGATTGAGCCCGATCAATTAATGTCGATGTACAGAGATGACAAGATCAGGCTGACGAAGTACTACGGGCTTGTACCAAGGCATCTGCTGGAACAGGCAGACGAGTACGAAGAGATTACAGAAGTACCTGAAACGTACTACGTGGAAGCCATTGTAGTAATTGCTAACGAGGGAACGCTGCTTAAGGCAGAGTTCAACCCGTATATGATGCAAGACCGGCCTATCGTAGCCTTTCCGTGGGATATAGTCCCAGGTAGGTTCTGGGGCCGTGGGGTATGCGAGAAGGGTTATAACAGCCAGAAGGCACTAGACGCTGAGATCAGAGGGCGTATTGACGCTCTCGGCCTGACAGTACACCCTATGATGGGCATTGACGCTACCCGTATGCCGAGAGGCAGTAGGTTCGAGGTACGACCAGGTAAGAACATCCTGACCAACGGAGACCCCTCAGAAATCCTGAAGCCTTTTACGTTTGGTCAGGTAGACCAGATCACATTCGCTCAAGCATCAGCCCTGCAGACTATGGTTCAGCAGGCTACAGGTGCAGTAGACAGTGCTGGTCTGGCGGGGAGTATCAACGGGGAAGCGACAGCCGCTGGTATCAGCATGTCGTTGGGAGCTATCATCAAGCGCCACAAGCGTACTTTGATTAACTTCCAAGAATCCTTTCTGATCCCTTACGTGTACAAGTCAGCATGGCGGTACATGCAGTTCGACCCGGAGCATTACCCGGTAAGCGATTACAAGTTTCACGCTACGTCAGCTCTGGGTATTATCGCTCGAGAGTACGAGGTGTCACAGCTTGTACAGCTTCTTCAGACAATGTCTCCCGACTCTCCGATCTACAGCGCACTTACTGAGAGTATTATTGACAACATGAACCTCAGTAACCGGGAAGAGCTTATCGAGCGTATTCAGAAAGCTCAAGAACCTAACCCGGAAGATCAGCAGAAAGCTCAGGAAGCACATGAAGCTTCAATAGCTTATCAGCAGTCTCAGACGTACGCTATGCGTAACGACGGAGAGGCTTCTCTTGCTAGGGCTGAGAAGGATCGGGCTGAAATTGACATGATGCCTCGCAAATTCGAGATTGAGAAAATCAAAGCAATTACTACTAACCTCCAAAAAGGGGAGTCCGATGAGCGAGAGTTTGAAAAGCGTCTTCGTGTAGCTGAACTCCGTTTGAAAGAGAAGGAGACCGACGCTAAGGTTGCTAAGCTCAAGGCTGATGTTCAGAGTCAAAGCCAGTCTTCGGAGGCTGAGTCTCAGCTTCTAACACGACTGCAAGGAGGGGGCGGTGAGTGACGTTAAACTACTAGCCGTCTATGACGCTCTTGATAAGAAGATCAAGCAGATTACGTCAGTAGCTGGGAAGCCTGGGCCAGAAGGCCCCCCTGGTAAGGACGGTCCTAAAGGCCCTTCTGGTCCTGCAGGCCCGAAAGGTGACACAGGCCCTGTAGGCCCAGTAGGACCGGAAGGACCTAAAGGGTCTGACGGTGCAGACGGGGATGACGGTGTCAGTATTATCGACGTTACCGTTGACTTTGATAATCATCTCGTAGTACGGCTGTCAGACGGTAACGAAATCGACGCTGGAGAGATTCAGGTTGAAGGCGCCAAAGGTGATACGTACGTCAGTATTATGAAAGGAGGAGGCGGCTCTGGTGTTGGTAATATTAACATCAAAGACAGAGGCTTTGTAGCTCCTTTTACAGCAGGGGATAGCGTAACAGCAGATCAGTTATGCTACCTAGATACTAACGGCCAGATGTCCCTAGCAGATGCTTCTGAGCAGGCTACTGTAAACACCTTGCTTAGTCTTTCATTAAATAGCACAAGCGCAACAGACGAAGGGAGCTATCTCCTAAAGGGCTTTGTCAGCCTGTCGGGGTACACACCCGGAGCTATCCTGTACGTTTCAGAAACGTCTGGAGAAATAACTGAAACACGCCCTGTGACTAACGGTGTGTTTGTTCGTATTGTCGGGTACGCTGTATCTGCACAAGAAATCTTTTTTGATCCAGACAAGACTTGGATAGGCTTAGAGCCGTAGGAGAATAAATGGCTGGTTTTAATAAGATCAACGATTTTGTTGAAGACCTCGGTAACGGGTTGCATGATTTTGACACAGACGTATTTAAGTTTGCACTAAGCAACACAGCGCCAGCATCAGAGACTAGTAATCCGACTGCCGATGGTAACGGTGTGCTTGCTAATGTTACAGAAATTGCGTACACCAATGTTTCTGGAGGAGCTGCACCTACGCTGGACTCCCAAAGCTGGTCTCTGTCCAGTGGAACAGCTTCGTTTGATGGCGCTACAGAGGTCATTACAGCAGATGGGGGTTCAGTAGGGCCTTTCAGATACATCTACCTGTATAATGACACGGCTACTAACGATCCTTTGATTGGCTACTGGGATTATGGATCAGCCCTTACTCTGGCTGACGGAGAAACGCTTACTATTACTGTTCCTACTGTGATCTTTAGTGTTTCGTAATTTATGGACATCTACAGCCAAGAGATTCCCGATGGGAGCTACATGCTGTGGTTTGTCCCTGATGGCGAAAGCCAATACCGAGAAGCCGGTTACACGCTGCGGGTTGACCTACTCAACCGTGGGGCGGGTATCTGCGAGGCGTCCGGGGCCATCGGGCATCTGGATGAGGAGACGATTTTGAAGGTGGGCATGAAGGCCATCGAACTGGGCTTTCGCATCCTGCAATGCCACGCAGTTCGCGGGAAGCGCGTAAGCCACCACCTGACACGCATCGGCTCTGATGAGCAGTTTGACTATTACACCGTGGACCTTCTGGGGAAGGCGCGGGAATTGGGGATAACGGAATGACGTTTTACGTGTTGCACGACGCAGACGGTAAGGCGGTGAGCATGGGCACAGTCATCGCTGACCCGCTGCCGGATGGCTTAACTGCAAAAGAATACGACTCAAAGCCTGACGGGGTATGGGATTCTGAGACTCTGGATTTCCCCCCTGCCGCCGAGCGGCCAAAGAACTACACGCCTCTTGCCTTCCTGCGCCTGTTCACAGCAGCAGAGCGAATCGCAATACGGGCATCCGATGATATATATGTGCAAGCTTTCCTCTACCTGCTGGAGCGTGCAACGACAGAGGTCGTCAACACAGACCCGGACACGATAGCCGGGGTGCAGTACCTTGCGAGTCAGGGCTTGATTACAGTAGAGCGTGCTTCTGAGGTGCTGTCCTGATGTGGTCTCTGCCCGCAAAAAACCTCACTCTTGTTGATAGCAGTGCTCGGGTTAGAACAGCCGTCGGAGGCGCAAACGACTTGGGCGCATGGGAAGAGCTTATCGCGTCATCAAGCCAAGATGCAGACCTTATTCGCGTAGTGGTAAGCGGAGACCCCGAAAGCGCCCTAAAGCTATGGTCGCAGCTAGGTATCGGCCCATCCGGGCCTGAGCAAGTGATTATGCCCTGTTTGCCGGGTATCACTTTCAGGACTTACGACAAGCTGCATCAAGATGTATTACTTCCATTACCTATTCCGGCTGGGTCGAGGATCGCTGCGCGTTCGTTTAAGGCAGGAACCGGGCCTGGCGGCAGCGATGTGCAGGTGTATTTGTATAATACGGTCTCAGCAACGCTCCCCTATTTTGCGCGGTCTGGCATTGCGTATGGCTGTGGAATTGACAATACCGCAACAAACGAAGGCGCAGGCGTATCAGTAACGCCCGGTACAGGTGAATTTGGGACTTGGGTGCCGGTGACCGAATCGGCTTTGAGTGACCACAGATTTGTATTTTTAGACGCGAACAAGAATGGCCCTGACGGCTCCGCCCTGACAGGGCTTCTACAAGTTGGCGTCGGGGCAAGTGGTGGCGAGGTTGTGGTGGGGCAAACCTCTTACGAGGCAACCGACAGCAGCCGAGCGCAAACAGTGGTTCTGGATAGCGTCATTGATTGCGCTATTGCGCAGGGTGATCGAATAGCTGTCAGGGCTTTGGGCTACGCCACTTCCGGCGACCTTAATATCGCAGTAGTGGGGCACTAAATGGCAACCAGCGCAGCAAGCGGCACTCAATCCGCAACAATAGACACAGAGCACACACTCAGCACTCAGACCACGGCAGGCTCCTATGTGCTGTCAGTGGACCTGAATAACCTCGCACTGGGCGATGTCGTCATACTCAGAGTGAAAACCAAGGTCGGTTCAGGTGGTACGACACGAGAGATTCTGTCCAATACGTTCAGCAACCCACAAGGCCAGCCCGTAGTCCAATCCATCCCCATCGCATCACCGCATGAAGTCGTTTTCACGCTTGAGCAGGTTGAGGGAACAGGTAGGTCATTTCCGTGGGAAGTGATTAGTCTCTAATGCGCTATTTCGGGCACTACGTCCCCGACGCAGGTGGCACCGGCACTACTATAGAGGCGGGGGGTGGTGTCTTTGCTCTATCAGGGGGGTCGCTTGACTTCTCAGTATCTCGGCAGCTTGCATTAGAAGCCGGTGTCTTTAGTATCACAGGCGGTGACATTACCTTTACCTATGATGCAATAACGGGATACGACATCTCCTTGGAGGCTGGCTCGTACAGCCTTACAGGAGAAAGTTTAACATTATTAACACAAAGGGCTGTTGGCCTGGAGCAGGGGTTATTCTCTTCGACAGGCGGGGAGCTGTTATTCACAACCGGCTTACAGATGACCTTAGAAGCTGGTTCTTATGAAGTACAAGGGGGTGATCTTAGTCTATCTAGAGGGCTGCAGGTTAGTCTTGAACCTGGGGAGTACACTCTCACAGGAGGTTCGCTATCCTTCTCGTACTCGGGAGCTGCTAAAGCCTACAGTATTAACGGAATACTATTCAGCACTGTAAATGGTATTGAAATTTAACAACAGGAGAAACCTGTGATAACGCCGTTTGAAAAACAGCGACTCATAGCAGAGATTAACGCAAGTTTTGCTTCTGCTCTTGAGAGAATCGTTGCACTTGAAGAGAAAGTAAAAGAGCTGGAGGCGCGTGACGCAAAACCGGCAGCTCCTAAACAGACTCGGACAAGGAAGGCATCGTGAGCCTAACTAAAGAAGAAGAGCAGGTATTTGAGAACGCCCTTGCTATGACTCGTACACCGGGTTGGCAAGACCTGATGGAACAGCTTGAGGAGCAGTACGTTCGACTCAATCGGGCAGAGGACGTAGCCGATCAACGAGAGCTAGACTACAGAAAGGGTCAGCTTTTAGTTATACGGACTATGCTTATGCACGAGGAAGTAACACGTATGACCCTTGAGGACCGTCAAGGAAGCTCTGACGATGATTAAGGTTTATGATTACAGGTGCTCTAATCAGCACGTATTTGAAGTCTTTACGGATAACTCCGAGAAGGTCTTTAAGTGCGGCTGCGGAGCCGATGCACGCCGTATCCTCTCACCTGTGCGCTCGCAGCTTGAAGGCTTCTCCGGGGACTTCCCTGGAGCGGCCATGCGCTGGGAACGGGAGCACGAGAGAGGCGGTAAAGAAACAAGAGACGCTGAATAATCAGCTAACCTCTATTAATCCACAATCCTATAAGGACGGAATCTAATGGCTAGGGCCGAAATTCTGGAAGAGATGCTTGACGACGATCAAGAAAATGACAAGGTAGAAGATCAGGATAACGCTTCTGATGTTGCGAAAGAAACCGAGGAGGACCTCCCGGAAACTTCTGAGCAAGAGGAAGACGTTCCTGAGAAATACCGAGGTAAGACACTCAAAGAGATTGCTCAAATGCACCAGGAAGCAGAGAGACTTCTGGGCAAACAGGGATCAGAGCTGGGTTCTTACCGTCAGATGTTTGATGCGGAAGTCAAAAAACAGCTCGAACAGAAAGAAAAGAAAGAAGAAGAGGAAGACGTAGACTTCTTTACTGCACCTGAGAAAGCTATCTCTCGTGCGATTGACAAGCACCCAAAGATCAAGCAGGCAGAAGAGGCCGCTACTCGATACCAACAAGAGTCAGCACAAGCCCGTCTGCAAGAGAAACACCCGGACATGCGGGATATTATTCAGAATCCTAAGTTCGTAGACTGGGTGCAACAGTCTAAAATCCGCACTAAATTGCTGATCGAAGCTGACCAAAACTACGACTTCGATTCCGCCGATGAGTTGTTCTCACTATGGAAGGAACGGCAATCCGTAGTAGACAAAACGGCAGAAGTCGAGAAGGCCAGCCGTAAGCAAGCTGTTAAGAGCGCCAATACAGGGAACGCTCGTGGCAGTGGAGAGCAGTCAAGGAAAATCTACCGGCGCTCGGATATTAGAAACTTAATGGCAAATGACCCAGAACGATACGAACAACTGGCAGATGAAATTCTGAAAGCGTATCGAGAGGGACGTGTCAAATGAACCTAAATAGATGATTGTAATTAATGGAGGCCATTAATGGCTGATGTAACTTATCCCGGTGCAACGGGTATTGTAGGTAAAACAGAAGCGGCTACGTTTGTTCCTGAAATTTGGTCAGATGAAATTATCGCTACTTATCAGAAGAATCTTAAGATGGCCCCGCTTGTAAAGCGGATGACTATGAAAGGTAAGAAGGGTGACACTATTCACATTCCTTCTCCGGTTCGTGGTACGGCCTACGAGAAGGTTGAGAACCAAGCTGTTACTATTCAGGCTAACACCGAAAGCGAAGTCGTTGTCGTAATTGACAAGCACTTCGAGTATTCTCGTCACATCGAGGATATTGTAGAGGTGCAGGCCCTGGCTAGTCTCCGTCGGTTCTACACGGAAGATGCAGGTTACGCCTTGGCACGCCAGACGGACGACCACCTGTTTACCCTGGGTACTGCCCTCGGTGACGGCACTTACGCTGCGGCCCCTGCAGCAACTGGCGCAGACTGGGAAAACTCTGCTGTGTTCTACAATGACGGCGGTACTACTCTTACCCCATATGAGGTTGACACTGTAGTATCCGCAGATGTGTTCACTGACCTTGCGTTCCGGGAGCTTATTCAGAAGCTCGACGATAACGACGTTCCTATGGATGGTCGTTCTTTCGTTGTTCCTCCGGCTATGCGTAAGACTATGATGGGTATTGAGCGTTTTGTCTCTAGCGATTTCCGAGACGAGCGTACCGTTAAGACCGGCTTAATCGGTCATATTTACGGTATCAATATCTACGTGTCTAGCAACGCCCCCGTCCTTGAGACGGCTGCTGCTAACACGGCGTCTACCGTAGACACCCGAGGTGCCTTTTTGTTCCACAAGGATGCCTTCGTACTTGCTGAGCAGATGGGCGTACGCTCCCAGACTCAGTACCAGCAGGAGTACCTTGCTACTTTGTACACGGCTGACACCCTGTACGGCGTAAAGACGGTACGCCCTGAAGCTGGTTTTGTACTGGCAGTTCCTAACGCATAAGCTAGGATAATCTAGGGGAAAGGCTTCGGCTGAGTACCCTTTACTTTAGGGTGAACGAATGACAGACTACACTAAGAGCACAAACTTTGGCACTAAAGATTCGTTACCCACAGGTGATGCTGCCAAGATTGTTCGTGGCTCCGAGTTTGATACAGAATTCAACGCTATTCAAACTGCTGTTAATTCTAAGGCTAACAGTTCTGCCCCTACATTTACAGGGACAGCTACTTTCGCTACGATTACCGCAACAACAGTAAACACTGCAACTTTCCAAATTGGAGGGTCGAGTGTAACAGCTACTCCTGCTGAGCTAAATAAGCTAGATGGGGTAACAGTAAGCACTGATGAGTTAAACAGACTGGCAGGTGTTACTGACAATATCCAAGATCAACTAGACGCTAAGACTGAAGGTAATCAAAGTATTACTTTGTCGGGGGATGTCTCAGGATCGGGGACTACAAGTATTTCCGTCACAGTGGAGGATAACAGCCACAGTCATAACAACAGCACTATTACAAGCGTAGACGCTAGTAAAGTCTCTACAGGGACTCTTGCGGATGCTCGTATCCCTAGCCTTAATGCTAGTAAGATTACAGCGGGAGTTTTTGCTAACGACCGTATCTCACAGGCGTCTGTGACGCAACATCAATCGGCTATTAATGCAGGGCAGGTAGATGGAAAGTCTATTTCGGTAGTGTCTTCCCTTCCAGGTAGCCCAGACGCTAACACTATTTATTTTGTGACAAGCTGATGTCTATTTTTAGCGGAAATACTGAGATTAAAAGCATCTACGCCGGAAGCACCGAGGTTCAAGAGGTGTACTCGGGTTCTGATTTGGTGTGGCAGAACAAGGTGCTAACTTCTTTGATGTCAGGCGACAGCGTGGATGACAGCACAAGCGGTACCG